CTCTGGTTATGGCTCTGGCTCTGGCTCTGGCTCTGGCTCTGGCTATGGCGATAGCTCTGGCTATGGCTATGGCTATGGCTATGGCTATGGCTCTGGCTCTGGCGATGGCTCTGGCGATGGCTCTGGCTATGGCGATGGCGAGTAAAAGGTGGTAAATATGGGATTTAATCAGTTTGATGGTATACTTTTATGTGTACTAGGTATTGTTACAATGCTAGCAATTTTAACGGTGGTAGGATGTAACATATATGAAAAGCTAAAGCTATTACATGCCGCACAGGAAGAAAACAGAAACTTGTTTTGTTTATACTACGGGATTATAAAGACTGAAAACGGATATGAGTGGAAAAAGGAAGACAAATTAGAAACGGAAGAAATGACAAAAAAACTAGATAGTTATTACCAACAGTTTTTCCCTGCATTCTATAAAAAGGATGGTGACAAATGAGCAAAAAAAATGATTGGTTAGAAGAACGTCAAGCATTTGCAGAAGGTAAAGCAATTCAGTATTCTTTATCTGGACGCTGGAAGGATATTAAAGCTCCTAATTTTGATGATAATAAAAACTATAGAATTAAACCAGTAAAAGAATCAGTACCTTTTGATTTTAGTGACGCTAAAAACATAATTGGTAAAGCTGTAATTCATATTGAAGATGGTACATTTCATATAATTACAGATGTTTTTACTGATAATGTTATTGTGAGAAATGGAAGAACTCAATATTCAAAGCTATTTACTGATTATAAGTTTACAGACGGCAACCCATGCGGAAAGGTGGTGGAATAATGACAGCAATTGCTTTATTATTAGCAAGTATATCTTTGCTTTGTATGTCTTTTTTAGTTAGTAAGATTGATAAACTAGAAAAACAAGTTAAAGAATTACAAGACAAGGCGGGTAAATAAATGACTTTAACAACACGCTATCAAATAACAGTTTTACTTTTTTTACTAGCTATTAATGGTTTGTTATTAGTAAATCGACTTGTACCAATGGGAAAACCTAGGGTTATGGTTTTAGCTACTTTTGAGGTAGAAGATGAAACTGGTAGAGAGTGGCACGTCATAGAGTACCTTGTAAATGGGCATGTTGAGCAGGTAAATTGTAATAGTGCAGAACAAGCTATTAAAGTACGTGAATATTTGGGGATAAAATGACCAGTAAACAAAATCAAAGAGCTGATATAATAGCAAAGGCTATTAATACTTACTGCCCATCAATAATAAATGAACATTTTAGGCAGTTTGTAGAAGAATACCAAAGTGATATAAACGTAGCTATAAAGATGGATGCGATTATCCACGAGCAAGCAAAGAGGCTAGAGAAAGCTTGTTGTATAGACGACTTTATAACTAAAGGGGAAAGCGTATGAGTTATGAAATTGTAAAGCCTGAAGGTGCGCCTGAATGGTTTACACCTGGTATTAAGTGTCGAGCTTGGGAAGGAAGCGAAAAATCGAATAAAATTATAATACCAATTGTATGGTACAATTGTAAAACAAATTATCCTTTTATAGATGAAGATGGTACACCGTGGTCATACGCAGAGCCTATCGAAAAGTGGATACCGAAAGAAAATGAAGCGGTTGCAATGTGGAATAATGATGCTCCTTATTTTATAGTATTCCCATTTAATAATACTTGTAATTGTATGGATAACATTGCTAAGTACGATGGGCGGCTTGATATTAGAGTAGAGACACTTAAAGACGCACCGAGATACAAATGCTAAAACCTAAAGGAAAAACAATTAGAGCGCTTAAGCCTAAAAAGAAAACGCAAACAATATCGCAGATCCGTGATAAGATAGACAAAGCGTTTAATGAGTATATCCGTATCCGTGACGGTGCTTGCGTTATTTGTGGTAATACCGAAAACTTGCAATGTTCACATTACTGGGGCAAGAAAGCAAGACCAGCGACTAGATGGCATGAATTAAACGCACATGCAATGTGTGCAAAGTGCCACTTCTTACATCATCAAGGTAATGAGGCTGTTTACGCTGATTGGATGTATAGCACATATACTAAACAATTTATGGACTTATTAACTCTTGCTAGCTGCCAGCATAGCAAGTTAAATCGATCAGACCTACAAGATAAATTAGTATATTGGAGAGGAAAGCTACATGAAATCAAACAAGAAAAAGAATAATATCCGCATGGGTGCAACCCTAATTGACGACCATATCCGAAAGGGTAGTCATAACTCACTTTTACAGTACTGTCTTTGTTATAATATTGGCGGTGGTAACGTAGCGCCTAACATTGAGCTAAAGCGTACAAAGCGGGCTAAAGATGGAGTATAATCCTTCATTCATGCATATTATAAGTGCAGAGCGTAGAATTGCTAACGGATGCACTGCAAATCCAATACAAAGCGTAGCTAGCCATGAGTCATATAAAGATAGAGGCGTTAATATAAATACAAAGGCGCTAAAAAATCCTATACTTAAAATAAATATTTCAACATTAGAAACATTAGAAAAGTATTGTTATTCAAGGGAATTGCAACGGGAAGATGCTGCTAGAATATCTACAGGAAGCTATAGAGGTTTTATTACAAACGGATACTATTGGGTAAGAGAAAAAGAATGGAATATTATGCCAGTACAACAAAAAAAAATAAGTATACAGCAAATACAAGACTCAAGAAGCAAGCGTAAAGCTAAAAAAGTAACAGCTTATAATACGGAAACAGGAGAGACTATAGAAAGGGATACCCAAATAGCAATGGCAGAGTACTTTAATATCTATCCATCATCTCTAGCATTACATATAAAGCGTGGTGAAAATATTGGAGCTTGGGAAGTATGGTATCTAGGGGAAGATAAGCCGCCACGCATGACAGAAAAAGAAAAAATGATAGTTAAAGCGCATAAAAAACAAAACACATGCAAGAAAGTCATGATGGTAGACTTTAAGGGGACTGAGACAGAATACCCATCATTAAGCGCATTAGCAACAGTATTAAAATGTGGTGCTAGCTATGTTGCAATATGCTGTAAAAATGGGCATAGATGCTATGGTAATAGAGTATACTTTATAGTAGACGGTAAGCCACAAATTGTGCAAAGCAAACACGAAAGAAAGCGAGCCGAAAAGATACATAAACCTAGACAAAACACTGCTAGACGTGTTATAATTAGCAACGAATTAGGTAGTACAGAATATGAAAGTATGATTGTAGCGGCTGAAGCGATTGGGATAAATGCAAAGCGTTTATATTATGCAGTAAGACATAATTATAAGTGTTTTGGGTATACAGTACAATACAAGGGTGAAAAATGAAAACTAGCGACTGCTATAAAGACATGATAACAGATAAGCTTGATAAGATCTACCTTGACAAATCAAAGATAGACGTAAGCGTAGTAGAAGATCTGCGAGAGCTTTTTAACATGGTACTAGGAGAGCTAGACAAGAAAGATTCTATAGCGCTAGAACGTGATATTTCTATTCGCAATTTAGATATGCATATATTTTCATTAGATAAGCAGATAGAAGATAATAAATTATGGATGCAGAATCAAGACTTGCTTATAAACGGGCTTAATGAACAGATTGAAAGAATGACAGAAGTAGCGAGATAATAAGTATTACTTGACATATTTGTAGTATTTAAGTATATTAGATATGTCAGATAACCACAAAATACTTGACAAAGCGCTTAGCCTAGCGTTAGTATATTAAGAAGCTTTGTTGAAACCAAAGGGTGGCTCCCTTGAACACTTTGTGGGTGGGTTTCAATAAGGCTTTTTTTATTAGGAGTCATTAAGGTGACAACAAAAGAAATTGCTTTAGCAGTAAACAAAGCAGAGAGAACAGTTCAGGGATGGGCAAAAGTAACCGGCGCTAAAATTGCGTCGATCGGCGCTAAAATTGCGGGGGTGTAATTATGGCAGTTTTAGATAAACAAAAAGAAACAAAAAAAAAGCGAGGATGCAAAAAGGGGACTACTAACAACCCTAAAGGCAGACCGCCTATAGAACGCACTGGAGGCATAGCACTAGCAGCCCTTGCCGAACAAATGCGTGTTGACTTAGACACTGGCGAGACCGTATCAGCTAAAGAAGCGATATATCGAAAGATCATACTAAAAGCAGTAGACGGCGATACTAACGCTATGAAGATATACCTAGAACGTACCGAGGGAAGCGTAAAGCAGGACATCGGCGTTACTGGCATGGTGACAATCATTGACGATATAGGTACAATTGAATGATAACGATGTTAAACATGGACTGCATGGAGTATATGAAGAGCTTGCCTGACAAGGCGTTTAGCCTTGCGATTGTTGATCCGCCGTATGGAAGCTGTGGAAACGATGACTGGGATAAAAAAGAAAAGGGCAGATTTGGGGGCATATTTGCAAAATATGAAGTTAAAAGAACCGATGGATCATGGTCTAAAAAGTATCAGTGTGAAAAAGATATAACACACTGGGATGTAGCTCCTAATCAAGAATATTTTGAAGAGCTTTTTAGAGTAGCTGAATCTCAAATAATATGGGGTGGTAATTACTTTATACTTCCCCCATCTAATAATTTTATAATTTGGCAAAAGCTAACAATATCAGAAACATTTTCGATGGCTATGGCTGAATATGCGTGGACTAATATCAAGGGGAATGCGAAAATATTTGCTTATGCCCCGCAAGGTAAAAAAAATGATGCACGCTTTCACCCAACCCAAAAACCAGTTGCGCTATATAAATGGCTATTAAGTAAATATGCCAAAGCAGGCGATACAATCCTAGACACTCACGGCGGGTCAGGTAGTATTTGCATTGCTTGCCATGATTTAGGCTATGATCTTACATGGATGGAGCTAGATAAGGATTATTACGATCAGGCTTGCGATAGGTATAAAAACCATGCTATGCAGGAAAGTCTTTTTGACGTGAAAGAGCTGCAGGCACAATGTGTAAGCAAGGATTTATTTAATGACTAAGCTATCTGAAGCTATAGCGCCATCATTTTACAATCTCCACAAAGCAATTAAAACAACTGGATGTGATGAAGTATGGTGCAAGGGTGGCAGAGGGAGCACTAAGTCAAGCTTCATATCATGTGAGATAATCCTAGGCATAATCAGGAACGCAGGCGCTAACGCTTTAGTATGCAGGCGCTACGATAACGAGCTTAGAGATTCAGTCTATGGACAAATGAAATGGGCAGCTACAAAGCTAGGCGTTGAAGGTATGTTTAGATTCATGGTATCGCCTATGCAAGCTATTTACATACCTACAGGGCAAAAGATTATATTCAAGGGTGCAGATAATCCGCTAAAGGTAAAATCAATCAATCTAGGTGAAGGATATATAAAATACGCATGGTTTGAAGAGGTTGATCAGTTCTCTGGATATGAGGAAGTACGCAATATTTTACAATCATTATTCAGAGGTGAAGACCATGAGCGTACAGCGTTCTTTTCATTTAATCCGCCTAAAAGTGCTAGGTCATGGGTAAACCAGCAAGTAAAGATCCCAAAGGCTAAGAAGCTTGTACACGATTCAGACTATAGAAGCGTACCAAAATCATGGCTAGGTGAACGTTTCATAGTAGACGCTGAACACTTAAAGACCGTAAATGAAGCAGCCTATAGACACGAGTATCTAGGTGAAGAGACAGGAACAGGGCTAGAGGTATTTAACAATGTCAATATTAGAGAGATAACAGACGAAGAAATAAAAGAGTTTGCCCAGATACGGCAAGGCATTGACTGGGGCTATGCGGTTGATCCAGTTGTATTCTTGCGGGCACACTACAGCGCTAAGAAGCGAACTGTTTACCTATTCAAAGAGATTGCAGGTATCGGTATATCAAACAGGAAGCTTGCTGAAAGGCTAACCACTCAAGAAAAGCGTATGCTTACGATTGCGGATAGTGCCGAGCCTAAAAGTATTTCAGAGATGTATGACGATTATGGGGTAAATATAATCGGTTGCAAAAAAGGCGCTGGTAGTATTGAACATGGATTAAAATGGCTAAGCGATCTTGAAAATATAATAATCGACCCTATACGATGTCCATTAGCAGCAAAAGAGTTTGTAAACTATGCCTTAGACGTGGATAGAAATGGCATTGTAATATCACGCTATCCAGATAAAGACAACCATTGCTTGCATGGTGATACATATATAGCTACTATAAACGGTAATGTTAAAATCAAAGATATTAAAATAGGCGATATGATACTAACCAGAAATGGATATAGAAAGTGCTTGCAGCAATGGAAATCTGGAATAAACAAGCAAACATATAAACTTATAACTAAAAGCGGAAAAATCTTAATATGTACAGACAACCATTATATTTATTCAGGTGATTATTTTAGAAGGCTTGACACGCTTAGTTATGGTATGCCATTATTAGAACAACGAGGTAATTTATGGAAGCACCAGAATGTATTGAATATGATGGATATATCTTTAGAAGATGGAAAGACTCAAAGCGCAGAGAAGATAGATTATATTACAGAAATGGAGCGCTTAGAAAAAGACTTCATGTATATATTTGGGAAAAACTACATGGGAAAATTGAAAAAGGAATGGTTATACACCATATTGACGGTAATACCTTTAACAATGAAATTAGCAATTTACAGAAAGTTGATAAACATAAACATAGTGGTCTTCATGAAATTACTGAAGAAAGATATATCCAGATGTGTAAAAATCTTGACAATATTAGAGATAAAACAAAGGCGTGGCACGCATCAAAAGAAGGCATCGAATGGCATAAACAGCATGCAAAAGATATTGGATTTATTAAAAAAGAGCCTATTGAAAAGACATGCCAATGTTGTAATAAACAATATATCGGGGATAGAAAGAATATTCGTGGAAGATTTTGCAGTAATGCGTGTAAGTCTAAGTATAGAAGAGATCAAGGATATGATAATATTACTAAAATATGTGAATGTTGCAGCAAAGAATATATATGCTCAAAATATGATAAAAGAAGATTTTGCTCTAGGACATGTGCAGCTAGTACTTCTAAATGGAAAACATGATGTTTATGATATAACAGTTGAAGGCGAACACGAATTTTTTGCAAATGGCATATTAGTTCATAACTGTATCGATAGCGTACGATATATGTTGCAGCATGACATAGGATCAAGTGATACGCTAAGCATAAGCACTTTTGACCCGTCAAGCATAGGTATTTGACAAAATACTTAATATGTGTATAGTATTTCATACAGAGGTACGACATGACACTTCAAGAAAATGGTGAATTATCACAGGAACAAATACAGCTTATAAATAATAGAATCGCTTCAGACTCACGTGTGTTTCTAGGTTACCATAGATATTACGAGGCAGATAATCCAGCAATTATAGATGCAACCAATAAAGCAAAGCCAGATAATCGAGTTCCTTGCGCTTTTGTAGGTAAGATAGTTGACACTATGAAAGGCTATATGTTCAAGCCTAACTATATCACTTATCAGACAAGTGGCAAGTATGCTGAGCAACTTAATGAACTATTTATGGCTAACAATGAGCCTCTTAAAACAGGTGAGATTGCCACGGATGCGCTTACTTGTGGAGTAGGCTATGAGCTTTTAAGGGTAGATGAGGAAGCAAAGACAATCAGGCAGTACCGTATTCGTCCAGAAACTGGATGTGTGGTATATGACAATACGCTAGATGAAAAGATTATTGCTTTTGTGCATATAGTTACAACTGAATCAGACGATATAACAATGACTAAGACTTATATAATGACTATTTACTATAAAGATCACTACGTAGAGTATGAGTCACTTAATAATGGAATATGGACAGAGGCAGGAAGGAAAGACCATCCATTTAATGCGGTTCCAGTATCTCCATTTTATATTAATGCTGATAGACGCCCATTGTTTGAAAAAGTTATTCCTATTATAAACGAGCATGACAAGATAATAAGCTCAAACTATGCAAACGAGAATGAACGCTTTGCAAATGCTTACCTTGCACTATTAAAGAAAATTGACAATGTAACTAAAGATGAAAACGGCAAAACAGCAGATCAGAGAATAGCAGAAATAAGGATGTTTGATGGATTAGGTCAAGGCGGTGAAGTAAGCAACGTTAACAACGCTGTAGGTTTTATTACAAAGCCTTCACGTGGCAACGATATATCAGAAAGCGCAGATAGATTTGAGCGTTTAATATATGATCTAGCTATGGTAATAAATCCTAATGACGATAGCTTAGGAGTTTCAAGCGGAATAGCATTAAAGATGAAGATGCTTCCTATGGAGTTCAAGGCAGCCGATATTGAGGCATATTTTAGCAAAGGACTACAAAGACGCTTTATGCTCCTTGAAAATGCAAAGACCATAACAAACTACACCCCGGAACAAGTAACTATTTCATTTAAGCGTAACATTCCTTCAGATCTTGAAGCGCTAAGCGTAACAGCAGGCAACCTTAAAGGCATACTTTCCGACGAATCTATTATCGGACTATTTCCCCGTGACATTGTGCCTAACATTCAGGAAGA